CAAGGTTGGTGATTCCTTTTGTTGATATGGACGGGTCGCTGATTGGGTTTACTGGGCGGGCATTTGGACAGAATAAATTAAGATACATCAGTATTCATGTTGACACTGAGAAGCCTTTTATATTTGGTTTGGATACAATCGATAAGAAGGAAAAGATCTATGTGACAGAAGGTCCTATCGATTCATTGTTCTTACCAAATGCACTTGCGATGGGGTCCTCCAATAACCTTAACGGTTTGAAGAGAGTGATTGATGATCCGTCTAGGTTTGTGATCGTACTAGATAATGAACCTAAGAATAAAGATATTTGTAATATCGTTGAAAAGGCAATCGATTTAGGGTATAATGTTTGCATATGGCCATCCCATATCGAGCAAAAAGATATCAATGAGATGGTCTCAGCCGGAATGAAGCCAGAAGATGTTAAGTTGACTATTGATTGCAATACTGTTAGTGGTCTTGAAGCTAAATTAAGGATAACACAATGGAAGAAATGTTAAATGATAAAAGCAAACACCAAGAACGTATCCAGCAAAAAGAAAACAAGATAAAGAAGCAAGTAAGGCTCTCTAAAGCATTCAGTATCCCGTGTAAAGAGCCACATAAGCTCCTTAAAAGAAGTGTTGTGTCATGTGGTAACCCTAACTGCATTAGTTGTGCTAATCCTAGAAAGATATTCAAAGAGAAGACAATTCAGGAGCAGAAATTTGAACAGACAGAAAAATGGAAAGAGGATGTATGGAAGTGAAGTTGATAAGTTATTCGAAACCAGCTATTGATACAGAAGAAGAGGTACTTTGTAAAGATGTCCAAGATCTCATCAGTTACTGCGCAAGGGTATCAAACCCAAACAATCAATCAAATACTGAAACGTCAGAACGACTCATTAGATATCTTGCAAAACACAAGCACTGGAGTCCGTTCGAAATGGCCTCCGCCTGTATCGAAATCACAACAACAAGAGACATTGCAAGACAAATCCTTCGACATCGCAGCTTTTCTTTTCAGGAATTTTCCCAACGTTACGCTGACCCAACGGCTGAGCTCGATGATGCGTTTGTCCTACGAGAATGTAGAATCCAAGACACATCAAATCGACAAAATAGTATAGAGTTAGTATTGGATAACCCGGATGCTAGAATGAAGGCAAGAGGGTGGGAAAGAGCTCAGCAACGTGTATTGTACGCTGTAAAAGAAGCGTATCAATGGGCAATTGATAACGGAATAGCAAAGGAGCAGGCACGAGCAGTTTTACCGGAAGGAATGACGGTTTCTCGCCTTTATATGAATGGTACGATTAGGTCATGGATCCATTACATTGAATTGAGAAGCAGTAATGGAACACAAAAAGAGCATATGGAAGTAGCGCTAGCATGCGCAAAAGCAATCGCGGAAATCTTTCCGTTGGCTGCTGAATTCACTTCTAAATAACATTTCAACAAACATAATAATAAGAGGTTAAGACCAATGGTACATTTGTCTGTCGTAAGAAACCAAGAGGCTATGGATGGGTTTGCAATTACATTAGATTATAGTAAGGATAGTTTGTTTGATGATCACGGACTAAAACGACTGAAAGAATCTTATATGTTGGATACTGAGCAATCCCCACAAGAGAGATTCGCGTTCGTATCCCGTGCATTCGGAAGTAATCCAGAGCATGCACAGCGTCTCTATGACTATGCCAGCAGACACTGGTTATCGTATTCTACGCCTATTTTATCGTTCGGAAGAACACAAAAGGGATTACCAATCTCATGCTTTCTTAACTACATGCACGACAGCTCAGCCGGTCTTGTAGATAATCTATCTGAAACAAATTGGTTGAGTATGTTAGGAGGCGGTGTTGGGATCGGTTTTGGAATTCGTTCTGCTGACGATAAGTCTACTGGTGTTATGCCTCATCTTCGCATCTATGATGCTTCTTCTCTTGCTTATCGTCAAGGTCGTACTCGTCGTGGTAGCTATGCCGCTTACCTTGATGTTAATCATCCTGATCTTCCTATCTTTCTTGATATGAGAAAGCCAACAGGAGATCCCAATATGAGAGCTCCTAACTTGCATCACGGCATCAACATTACCGATGACTTCATGCGGATCATTGAGAAGTGTATGTTGGATCCTGAAGCTGATGATAGCTGGGATTTGGTTGATCCACATGACGGAACAGTTCGTGATACAGTATCAGCCAAACACATATGGCAACAGATTCTTGAATTGAGAATGCATACTGGTGAACCGTACTTGCACTTCATCGATACATCGAACGAAAAGATGCCAAAGTGGTTGAAGGATAGAGGACTGAAGATTCGTCAATCTAATCTATGTTCAGAGATCATTCTACCAACAGACAGAGACCGTACTGCTGTTTGCTGTTTGTCTTCTGTTAACTTAGAGTACTATGATGACTGGAAGAATGAGCCACTCTTTCTTCGGGACATTGCAGAGATGCTCGATAATGTTCTTCAGTACTTTATTGATAATGCGCCTGCCCCCGTTCAGCGTGCAAAATACTCAGCCATGCGTGAAAGAAGCATCGGTGTTGGCGCTCTTGGATGGCACGCCTATTTGCAAAAGAACAATCTCCCATGGGAATCAGCGCAGGCTGTAGGAAGAAACAAACAAATATTCAAATACATCAGAGAGAGTTTAAATGAAGCTAATATTCAACTCGGTAGTGAACGTGGCGAAGCGCCTGATGCAGCTGGTACTGGACTACGCTTTTCTCACCTCATGGCTATTGCTCCTAATGCTAGCAGTTCTATCATTATGGGTAACACCTCTCCATCTATTGAACCGTTCAGAGCCAATGCCTATAGACAAGACACTCTCAGTGGTTCGAGCCTGAATAAGAACAGATGGCTTGATGCTATTATTAGAAAGTATTGCGATAGTCCACCTGTAGGAGATAAGTTGGGTATGGAATATGATGATGTCTGGTCATCCATTATTGCCAATGACGGATCAGTTCAACATCTCGATTGGATGGATGACTGGACAAAGGATGTATTCAAAACAAGTATGGAGATCGATCAACGCTGGTTGATTCAACACGCTGCTGACAGACAAGAGTACATCGACCAAGCACAGTCTCTCAATCTATTCTTTAGACCTGATGTTGATATCAAATACTTGCATGCTGTTCACTTCCAAGCATGGAAAGCTGGATTGAAGAGTTTATATTATTGCAGAAGTGAGAAGATTGGCAAGGCCGATAAGGTTTCAAAGAAGATTGAAAGAAAAGTAATTGAAGAGATTGATTTGAAAGCACTTGCAGAGAATGACGATGTTTGTTTAGCTTGTGAGGGTTAACTTTGTTTGAGTACGTTACAACATTCCTTGCGTTGTTCTTTACAGATATCTTCTATACATATTATCTAAGATCTGTAATTAACAACAAGGCTCTTACAGCTAGTGTGTGGGCTGTAGTTGTATTTCTTCTTGCTTGTGTTGCTGTCATCAACTATACAACTAACCATTGGTTATTGATTCCAGCAGCACTCGGTGCTTTTTGTGGAACATATGTTGGAATGATTATTAGAAACAAACACAATATTTCATGATTAAGAAAACGATTGCACTATTTGTATATGACCCCAAGTGCTCTGTACAGTGCTGTAATGCTGTAATAAGATCTCTTGACGGTCATTATAATATAAAGTTGTTTTCTAAGAATAGAGTCGAAGATTGTTTCTTTGAAGATGTTGATATGGTAATAGTTCCTGGTGGTATAGGGGACTCGGATACCTTCTACCAACTATTTAAAAATAATGCTGAAAGAGTCAAAAAGTTTGTTGCTGACGGTGGTAAATATGTTGGGATTTGCATGGGTGCTTATTGGGCTGGCAGTCATTACCTAGACATCTTAGACGGAATCGATACCGTTCAATATATTAAACAGCCAAACACAGACACCAAAAGACCTCACGCAAAGAACCTAAAAGTGTACTGGCACGGTCAGGAGGCAAATATGTTCTTTTATGATGGTTGTGCTATTGTAGG